TGCTGGTGAAGATCCAATGGGTCACATCAGAAACCAAATTGCAGATGCTATCAACAAGCTAAACTCTGCAAGACTATTTAGTTTACTAGATGGTTTATTTGGATCTACTTTTGGACCATTAGGTTCAAACTGTTTAGATTTATCTAAAGGTGCTGCTTCTGGTGCTGATACAGATAACTTCTTAACAGCTTCTACTGTTGCAAGAGGAAGGTCACTTCTTGGAACAAGAGGAGATGAGCTAGATACTTTAGTTGTTCATCCATCTGTTGCTTACTACCTATATCAAGTTGGTATGCTTACATTCTCAACATCTGCTCTCACAACTGGTGGTGCAGTAACTTGGGGTGGTGGCGGTGTCGGTGTTAACGAAACAAGCATCGGTCAGTTTGCTGGAATGAATGTTGTTATTGACTCACAAGTTAATACAGTTCATCCTGGTACAACAGGTCATCAAAAAGAGTTCCGTTG